AGGTAAATAAGATGGTTATGACATCATCTGGTTACTATAAGTTTAATCATATGTGGCGGCGTATGAGAGACCATTGGAAGATGATGGGGGCTGCTGAAAAGGAAGGTAAAGACTGTGATTATTCAGTATGGCAAGTACCGTATTGGGATTTACCTAGAGGGTTCCTTGATATGAATAATATTAATGAAGCCAAACGTATAATGTCCCATAGTGAATTTAGGATGGAATATGAAGGAGCTATGGTTGATGATTCGGAAGGTTTTTTTAAAGCATCTTTATTGGAGGATTGTACTTTAGGTTCTGGTTTTGATTTAAATCTTACTGGAGGGGCTGGTAATTTTATAATGGGAGTAGATCCTAATCAAGGCGGTGCTGATAGTTGCGGTGTTGTAATTTTAGAGCTTGGTAATGAGCACAAGATAGTTAATGTACTTGAATTAAAGAAACAAACAACACAAGCTTTGACAAGATCTGTACAATCCTTGTGTGAGCAATACAATATAATTCGTATTTACATGGATAAAGGTGGTGGAGGTAAAGCCATAATGGATTTATTAGAGGATGGTTATGACAATAAAGAGCCAATTCTTGATAGATCTAATCCAGATAATGATTTTAAAGACGGTCGTCATATTTTAGAAATGGTAAATTTTAATCCTGCTTGGATTTCAGATGCTAATTTTACGACTAAGTCATTATTTGAATCTAAGCATTTACTTTTTCCAGAATTACCTGTTGGCGCTTCAGATGTAGTATCCAAAGCTTATGATTGTATACATACACTTAAATCACAATTATTAAGTATAGTAGTTACACAAACAACCACTGGTATATTGCATTTTGATACTCCATCAAAAACCATGCATAAAGATTTATATTCAGCATTAATTTTGGCAGCACATGGTGCCCGTACATTTGAAAAAGAGTTAGAAGAAGATGACAAACCTATACTACATCATGGGTCTGGAATGGTTAGATTACGTAATGGTAGTGGTGCAAATTTTAATCCTTTTTCAGCAGCTGTACAAACATCTAATTCATTAGTTACTGATTTTAATAGTACTAATAATATTTTAGGGTCTGCTATATTAAAAAAGAGAATTAAAAAGAAATAATAAACTAACCTCCCTTATTATATAAGTAATATTGTTGGTATGGGGTTTAAAGAGTTGTGGTTGAAATTAAGTTACTGCTGACAATTCGTTTACCCCTATCTTATATTAAAAACTCAAGGAGAACGTATAACTATGTCAGCGTATCAAAATAATGAAAATTATTCAGATTTCATGAATGAACCTTGGTGGAAAACTCCAGTAGCTAGTGGTGTTGATTACACAAAACGTAGGGCTGCTGTAAGTTATACTATTGATGATTTAATTGGTCGCAAAGATACTAACAAATACAAACTTGTTACTACTGATCCTACTACAGTTAGTGGTACTAGTGGTACTGTATTAACTTAATAAAGGATATTAATGACAACTGATCAAATTGACATAAATAAACTTACTGCTGATCTTAAAACCAAATATCCCAATGCTGGTATTAATTCTATTGAGATTAATGAAGATAGAGGTACGTCTACACTTTATCTAACACCTACTAAACAAAATTTAGCTTTTTTAGATAAACCTGGCGCAGCGATTAATCCTCATATCTATAAGAGTAGTGCGGCTACAATTAATAGGGATGCTATTTCTAGAGGAGACTTGGATTTAGGTCTATCTAAATCACCTTATGAAACTGATTCTTTAGATTTATTTAAGGAAGCTGATAGGTTATATTATACTAACCCTCTACTTGGATCTGTTACCAATGTATTAGCATCTTTGGCTATGAAGGGTTTTGAGAATGACATTGATGATGAAAATATAAAGCAATTTTTTGACGTATGGGCGTTTGATGTTAATTTTGATCAGGTGCTTGAATGGATATTTTTAGATTTTTTTAAAATTGGTCATGTTACTACTTACAAAGTTTTGGCTAAATATGAACCTAGAGTATCTACATTATCTCCAGCTCCTGGAACAAGTATCAAAACAAAAACATCAAAAGGTGAATTAGAACGTATAAATAAACTACATGCTTCGTATCAAGAAGACGTAGAAAAAGAATATAGTAGTCTTGTTAATAAAGCTAAAGCTGCCGGAATATCTGGTGTAGAATTGTTAGCCTATGAAAGAGCTGCTAAAAAGAGTATTTGGTCTAAAGGGCATCTACCTGTATCTTATACAGTCCTCAATCCTCAAACAGTTAATATAGAAGGTAATTTACTATTTGATACTATTTCTGTAAAACTAACTCCTCCTCCAGAATTAGGCGAGCTTCTTAAGAAGAATACTTCTGAATTGACAGAGGACGAAAGAGCTTTAATAAAAGCTTTACCTAACGAGATGAAGAAGGCCGCAGAGTCAGGTGGAGAATTTCAACTAGATTCTCGTTTAGTTGGATCTGTAACTTATAGAAAACAGCCTTATGAGAGGTATGCTAAGCCAAGAAGTACTCGTTTATTTGAAACAATAAATTATCAGCAGAAATTGAAGGATGCTGATATAAGTACTTTGGATGGTATTTCTAATTATATATTAAAGATTACGGTTGGTAATGATGAGTACCCAGTTACGTCTCAAGCTGAGCTAGAGACTGTTTCTCAGTTGTTCAATACCCCAAGTAAGGGATTTGACGTAGTATGGAACCATACTATGGATATTCAAAAGATAGTTTCTCCAGAGATCGAGTCTATTTTAGGTAAAGAAAAATACGGCCAAGTTAATGATGATATGACAGCAGGTCTTGCTGTTACTAGAGCAATTATTGACGGCAGTGGGGATATAAATACCGCCGAAGTTGGACTTTTGACTAAGGGCATAATGGAAGAGGTAAATTATGCTCGTAGACAAGTTGAAAATTGGATATACAGAGAATACAGACAAATAGCAGAAGCAATGGGGTTTGACCGTTTCCCCAAGGTGAGATGGGATGAGGGTGTTCTTAAAGATACAATTCTTTATATGAATACGCTAGCTCAGTTGGTGGATCGTCGTATGCTTAGTTATAGGACAGCTTTGGAGGCATTAGGCTTTGATTATGCCAATGAATTACGTAATATGCAAGAAGAACTGTCTCTTGTAGAGGATGGTACCTTCGGTATAATTGGATCTCCGTTTCAAAAGGCTGCTAATCCATCAGGAGTTCAAGATACACAAAATGCACCTACAGGGACCCCATCTAACGGCAGGCCAAAAGGCCAAACTAAGCAGAAAACTACAAACACAGATCCAGCTAATCAGCCTGGTACAAAACCTACTAAAACAAATAAAAAAGCGGCTTCTATTGACAAAATTAAAAATATGACTAAATTAGAATGTGAAGCTTTTTTGGCAGGAGCCAAGGAAGTCTTAAGTGGAGAAGATTATATTAATTTTGTTGAAACAGTTTTAAAGGAAAGATTAGATGTCTAAAAGATTAACATATGAATTTGTAAAAACTGAATTTGAAAAAGAAGATTACATCTTACTTAGTAAAGAGTATAAAAATAATCATACAAAATTAGATTATCTATGCCCAGAAGGACACACATGTTCTATAACTTGGAGGGATTGGTATAGTGGTTATAGGTGCCCTTACTGTGCTGGTAAAGCTAAAAAATCTATTTTAGATATAAAAAAGGTATTTGAAGATGAGGGTTACATATTACTAACTAAAGAGTATAAAAATAATAAACAAAAGTTATACTTTATTTGTCCTAATGGTACTTCACATTATATCAGATGGAATGATTGGCAACAAGGTCACAGATGTATTTGTAGTGCTTGTGATAATAGAATAACTATGGATATCAAAAGTGTAAGAGATATTTTATTCGATGAAGGTTACACTCTTTTGAGTAAGTCATATAAGAATAGTAGTACTAAATTGAAATGTATTTGTAATAATGGGCATGAATGCTTTATTACTTGGCACTCTTGGCAGAGAGGCCATAGGTGCAAAAGATGTATGAATGAGCGTCAAGGTATTATTTATTCAGGAGAAAATCACCCTTGCTGGCGAGGCGGAAAATCATTTGAAGAGTACTGTGCAGTTTGGAAAGATCAAGAATACAAACAAGACATCCGTGAGCGTGACGGAAATAGATGCTTAAATCCATACTGTAGTTCTAATAACCAGAACGATTTGACTATACATCATATAGATTATGATAAGAAAAATTGTCACCCATCAAATTTGATTACGGTGTGTAGAAGTTGTAACTCGCGGGCAAATACAAATAGAACTTGGCATAAAGCTTGGTATCAGGCGATTATGAAAAATAGATATGGTGTTAAAGTAATAGGAAAAACTAATGCCTAAAAAATTAACATATGGTTTTGTAAAAGAGCAGTTTGAAAAAGAAGGTTGCGTTTTATTGAGTTTAGATTATAAAGGAAATAGACAGCCTCTTAAATATTTATCTCCAGAAGGTGAAAAATTTGAAACTACTTGGATGTCTTGGCAGCAAGGTAAAAAAGCACATAATGACCCAAAATTTTTGAGACCATCTATACATACTATTAATAAGTCTTTTGCTGATTGTGGATATAAATTAATATCTACTGAATATAAAAATAGTAAAACTAAATTAAAATATATTTGTCCAAGAGGTCATAATAATAGTATGATTTGGAAATCTTGGAGAAATGGTCATAGATGTCCAACATGTTCGGTAGAAGATAGTAGGAATAGGCCAAAGTACTATAAACAATTAGAAAATGATTATAAAATAGATGGTGTAATTTATAAAGCAACTAATAAAGTTAATGGCAAAGTATATATTGGACAAACAGTTTGTGATTTTCATAAAAGAAAACTTAAACATTTTTCTAAATCTAATGAAGAAAAACCAACCATGTATTTTCATAGAGCATTGAAGAAGTACGGAAAAGATAGTTTTAAATGGGAAGTAATTGAAAATTGCGATTCAAAAAAAGAACTTGATGACATGGAGTTCCATTACATTAAACAATACGATTCTTTTAAAAATGGTTATAACATGACTTTAGGTGGTGAGGGTTCGGTTGGTAGAAAGCATACTAAAGAAGCTATGTTGAAAATATCAAATTCTAGAAAGGGTATTTTGGTAAGCGAAGAGACGAAAGTTAAATTATCAAAGATGCGTAAAGGTAAGAAAAAATCTAAAGATCATGTAAAAGCGGTAGCTGAATCTAAGAGTGAGTACTGGGAAATTACATTTCCAGATGGTAGAATTAAAATAATAAAAAATTTAAGTGCTTTTAGCAGAGATTATAATCTAAATGATGGTGGGTTACGTATGGTGGCTTATGGAAGAAGAAACCATCACAAGGGATTTAAATGTAAAAAAATAGGAAAGTCTTTGGAGGCATAATGGAAGATAATAAACATAAATTCTATTTAACAGCAAGTACTGTAAAAATAGAACAAGAAACACCAGAACTTAAAAAAGAAGTAGCAGCAGTCATTGACTTGCCTTTAAATTCTGAAAAACAAATGGATCTTGGTTATTTTTCAGCGGTACTAGTTTCTACTGGTACTAATCTAAATTCTGCACATTTCTTAGGTTCTGAATTATTGGCAGCTGCTGATACTGTTAATAATAAAGCAATAGATGTTGAACATATAGAAGATGAGATCATAGGTCATATTTATTCATCAGCCTTTGTTGATAAAGATCATAAACCTTTGGATTTACAAGAATTGGCCTCTAATGAAGTTGCCTGTTTAGATAAAAAAGATATGCATATCCATATAGGATGTATTATGTATAGAGATAGATTTAAAGATTTTTATGAGGATGTAGCTTCTGATAAATATAAGGTAAGCATGGAATGTTACTATAAAGATTTTGATATCAAAGTGGGTGATACTATCATACCAAAACAAGCTGCCGCCGCTTGTGGAATAAATATCAATGATGAAGCTTCTTATGGTAGATCAGCAAAAGTTATGAAAGACGGTAAAGAGATTGCCTCTGGGACCCTCGCTAGGGTTTTAAGAGGTATTTGTTTTTCTGGGGTAGGTATTGTAGAGAGTCCTGCCAATCCAGATTCTGTAATTGTAGAAGTGGCTAGTGAAAAAGATTTTGATATTGTAATAGATATGACTGAAAAAGAAAGTGTTGAAGATGAGGTTATTAATGTAACCTCTAAAAGTATAGAATATTCTAAAAATACAGAGGATTATGATGTTACAGATCATTTAGATGATAAAAGTATTGGAGGGGAAGAAAGTCCTGACCAGACTGAATTTTTCTCCTTTATAAAAGAGACAGCATCTAAACATGTTGATTCTCTTATAGTTAGTAAACAGGAAGTTGCTAAATGTA